AACGATACAGTCGTACAGCCACGCCTACCATGCAGAACCATTGTTTTATATAGGTTCTATATAGGTTTGCTGGGCTTTAGGCTTTGGGCTTTCATGTTGAACTGAAAAACTCGGCTCGAAACAGCTGTTTACGGAGCAGCCATTAGTTGTATAAGCCTTAAACACCAACGATTATAGGGCCATTGATTATGGCTAATCATTGATTAACTTTATTATATATATTGATTGATTAAGCACTGCTTAAAATGACCACTGCCTATCACGAATAACCTGGGGTCTATGTTTACCGATCGGGTATAGAAATTCACATATATAACGTATGCCATCTGAGAAGTGTTCAACTCCTTTAGACTTATCTATAATTGCGTTGTCCATACCTGTAGTATAACCTTCTTTCCAAGAGGTTGTCTCAATTGAGGCAATTGTTCTTGGTGTTGTATTCTTATTAAAATATAATCTACTATTACCATTAGCATCCTTTAACATAGCATTAACACTGTTAACACTATCTATTATAGGTGGTTGCTTAGACCTTGCTAATACCTTAAACCCAGCATTTCTTAGTATACTAAAGTCTGAGGTACCTGTAGCAGCACTGGTCTTCATTGCTCTACCTGAAGCATCAGGGTAACAAATTATATCTCTATTTTTATATTTACCTTTAATAGATCTTATTAACTGATGTGTATCAGCATTACCATAAAACTCATCCATTGCGTGTAATTGATTGCCACGGTGACACCATACAGTAGAGGCCATAATTTTAACGTTAAAGTCTATACTAATATGTATTGGCTCATCAGGCTCTATAGGTAATAAATTATTACTTACATTTATATTTCTATCAAAGTTATAAAATACACTGTCACCAGTGTTGTTAAATGTAGCACAATATTCTTGATTAAATGACTTATCATCCATCGTTGCTCTTGCTAAATCTAACTCTTCTTTCATATCAGGCCTAACAGCCTCAGCAGTAAATTGCCAAGACTTCCATAAGCCTGTTTTATCTTCTTGTCCTCTTAGCCATAACTTATAAAAGTCATTTGTAATACCTTTTGGTGTACTAATAACAAATACAGAGGCTTTTCTAATAGGATCTGAAGTCATAGGTAAAATAACTTCAGTAAATGCATGTTGTTTAATATAAGCAAATTCATCTAATACAATAAATGTAGGAGATGGTGAAATACCTCTTAAACTATCTGGTCTATCAAAACCTTTTAAAGTAATTTTAGATCCATTAATAAATCTTATTTCTAAATCCATTTCTCTTGGATGACCATTTACATGATCTGGGTGTACAAGAGATTTAAGTGTCTGCCAAATAGATTCTCTAATCATTGATACAGTTGGACCAATAACTAGGGCTCTTCTATTAGGTTGTTCTAAACAATGGTTATATGAAGCAACGGCTGCAAGGTAAGATTTACCTACTCTTCGCCCCGAAGCCATTACCTTAAATCTAGCGGTATCAGTTAAAACTTCCTGTTGAAAATCGAACAGTTCTATTTTATGATCCATAATGTTTATTTTAAATATTTAATGTAAATATCGGCAAACTTAGTATAATGTTTCCACTCTTTTGTATTTCAAATAATAACTTTAATTCTATCAGATAATCTAGTGGCTCTTACGCCAACTTGTTTTGCCCAACGGCTATCTAACATCTCCACGGACGCCGTGGTCCATAATTCATCATTAATTGCTTGTATAAATTTTTTAAATTGAGATAATCTTGGAGCACCCATATTAAAACACATATTAACAACTACTTGTTGTACTTCTTCTGGTTTAGTTTCTAAATCAGGGAATACCTTTTTAGCTTCAGATATATAAATATCAACATCTGAATTAAATACTTCATTAACTCTTTCTTCTGAAACAGGAGTTCCAATAGGAGCACCATATTCTTTATCTTTTGGTGTTACTAAATGTCCAATACCAAATGTTTTATAACCTAGATGGTCGTCATATACTTCATATTTGACACCTTCATCTATTTTTAGTTGTTCTCTTAATTTTCCAATATCCACTTGTTTCCTTTTTTAAATTTTGTTAACCTTTAATCACGACAAATGCATCCAAAGAAATCTCCCGTGCCATCATTCATGACATGAGCATTGATTGGATAATCATAATAAGTTGTTAAATAAACTCTTAGTATATCACACAGATCAAAACAATCTACTTCCTCTAAGAGTTTTATACCTTTTGTCATTTCTTTTGTTACTTCAACAAGGTGGTATAAACCATCGTTAAGCAATATTAAATCCATAATTTTTATTCATTATATTTAGTATCTTCAAATTTTATTTTATATTTTGGTAAATTCTTCAAGTGATCTTTCCGGACCCTTATATTGTACATTAAGTTCACACACTTAGGGGAATCCAATCTGGATAATTGTAAAAGTAACTCAAAGAGTTTCGCAGTAGCCTTACTTCTAGAAGTAAAAACTATTTCTTTGCTATCTACCAACTTATCTTTGATTGTATTAGAACCAAAATAAGAAGCTAATGCCGAACCAGTTTTGCTGGTAAATCCAATGTAGTATGACCCATCTGTATAGTATGTGATATATACATTATAAACTTTCTCAGTTTGTTTTGGTATCATCTACGGATCCTTGGACTTCTTTAACGACTTCACTATTTTCTAACTCTATAATAGGATTAACCTGCTTTTCCTCACTTTTCTGCACTATAGTTAAAATTGGCACATTTGCGTTTTGCAGCGTGGGAGTTCCAACAGGTTGTTTTTGATATCCATATTCTAATAGCTTTTCGGCTATTCGAACTCTTAAATTCTGTGATCGAAAATCATCTTTTCCCTTTAATTTACTTAGTTCTTTAACTAATATATTAATTGGGTCAATTCCTAATTTTCTTAATTTTTCTATAGAAGATTTATCTATGGTACTTTTTTCGACAGTAGACTTGGGTGGTCGTCCAGCACCAGGCCTAGCACCCCCTGTTCCAGCCATAATAATTCTCCTATTTTGATTTAGCCAAGTATAAATTCGGCTCTGTTCTCTGTAAGAAGATGATTGGTATTATCTATCTACAGATCTATCTATATACTTACTTATATATTAATCAATAGAGCCTAGTTAAGGCTAGTAGTTCCTCTATAGGCTCTATTGAGTTTTGTTTTTTTTTTTAGTTCTGTAAGTAGATGATTGGTATAAACCCTACGAAATTATAAGTTCGCTTCCCGCTTCTTTTTCGCTTTATATAGGTTTATCCTACCCTCTTTTGCCTTTAGAACCTTGATTTCACTTGGTTTTTGATAATATTGATTATCTCTAAACGTTTTCATTAAACCAAGCTTAACCATTTTATTCTTCATCTTCTTAATAGCCTTTTCAACATTATTATCCTTTAAAATAATAGTAAAATTGGCTCTTTTATTTGATTTTCTTAACGTAAGAATTACCTCCTTTAAAATATAGCTTTTAATATTAATATAGATAAAACACCTAGACTAAACCACACAATCTCTTGTCTGTGTAGTAAACTCCAAGTAACTATCTTATCTAAGTATTTTTCAATTATTTCCACATCTTTCTCCTTTCTTTTAAATTTATGAAAAGGCAAATTCAGATTTTAATATTTCACTACTATCTAAATTACCTTGGTTAATCATAGGTACTAAGTTTCCAGTCTCATTTAATATATGAGTTAAAGGATCCTGATCTATAATATATTTGAATTGCTCTCTAATACATTGTTGCATATCAACCACATTAGCTGCGTGGCATCCATAACTATCATGGGCAGATACTATATCAAAGTTACATTTATCTACCACTAACATCAAGTGTAGGCTGTCTAGATTATGGATTGTATTAGGACTTATTCCAGCCTTAGCTTTACTAATATTTGGTATAGCTAATTCTGTCTTTATACTTAATTTAAGTAAACCATTTAACCATTTATATGTTTTATCTTTATTTTGAATATATAAACCATCATGTATAAATACAATAGAAACTTTATGTTTAACATATTTCTGAGTAAATGGAAAATTACTAATTAATGTTCTATGACTATATTGTTTTCCTGTTTTATTCATATACAGACTACAATTATCTTTAAACATTTTCATAGTTTCCGAAACTCTAGGAAATTCTTGTTCAATTGTTAAGTAAACAAGAGCGCCTAAAGCCCTAGCAGCCGAATGTTGTTTATTACTTAAATATACATTATCAATATCTCTAGTATCATCAAGTATTTGTTGTCCCATTCCCTGTTTCGTTGCGGAATACCCATAAGTCATGACGTTCCTTTTTACAATCTTCCTCCATTCTTTAACGGTAAATTTAGACTTATCCCAATAAATGATATCAGTTAATTTAAGTTCCTTTTTATATCTTCTTTGATACCATTTTACTAACTTTTTATATAACTCAGATTTTTTATTATTATTTAATTCAGCATTTCTAAACCTATTTCTAAGTTTTTCTATACCTTTAAAATATAAATCATAATAACCTAAAGCTATATCATCTGCTTTTTCTGCTTCTTTATGCATTTTATCTTTAACAGAAACAGCCACATGGGTATACATATCTCCTGGCTTATTATTTGTTGTTGGTCTTATATTAACTAAATGAGCATTTTTATCATCTTTAGATAAACCAAACAACCATTGTAAGCCATTGTTAGATCCATCCCTAAAGCAAATAGTATATGATATAAACTCTTCAGTCTTACCACCACTATTAATATGTTCATCATATTTAGCTAATTCCATAACAGATGATAAAAACTGAAATGGTTCTTCTGCATTCATCCAACCTTTATTATTATATGGATCCTTACCATAAGATACAAAAGTTGAATATTCTTTTTCTATAAATTTAACCTTATCTTTATGCGGCAATTTATCTTCCCCGAACATATTTGCAATATGATGATAAAATTCACCTAACCCATTGTTTCCTAAAGGTTTTCCAATAAAAAAAGATAACATTCCTTTTGCATTATCGCTGTTAAGTTCATTTAGGTAAGCACTTAACGGGTATAATCTACCTCTATTATCTGCTTGATATTGTTGGTAAAATTTATTTCCAACAAATGGTTTAGCCGCATTTAATATTTGTTCGGCCTCTCTTTTCTTAGCTAATCCTCTTTCTTTAGATATTGTTTTTACTGAATTATGTTCAAAACAATCCTGATTAGTTTTTAATGCCCATTTATAGACCTC